GAACTGGTCTTGTACCCATGGCAGCACACCTACAATCGAGTCATTCCCGCCAGTATTGATAACAAAGTTATTCAGCGTCGTATCGCACTGTTCACTTAAGATGTCGCCTACCAGCATCTGATAGTCGCCGTACTTAAGGATAAGCCGGTTCTGAAAGTACAGCCCAAAATCAGCGCATGGCACAGACTGCGTGATACCTGTTACTGTAGTCCCGTCTATAGTGAACTTCTGCTGCGCAAACGTAACTGACGTTAAGCCGTCCTGCCAAACAAGTGGCGCTAATCCACGGCGAGCCGTCCAGCCTGTCTGTGCAGTCCGAGTTGTGTAAGTTACTCCCGTGGTATTCTTATATTGAAACGTAAACGTGGTTGGGCTAGTCACTGTAATGACATAGCTGCCGGTAACGGCTTGTCCTGGCACGTCATTTCCAACCGTTCGACCAATAGTCACCTCGTCGTCGTTAACATAACCGTGCGGTGTGGTCGTCGTAATTGTGATTGTGCCAGTATCGCCATTAAGAATGTCACTGTTTGATTCAGTGGCAGTAAATGTCGTCTTGTCGTACTTGCCGCGAAAGATGTACACCTTATTAAGCGCCGTTACTACGTCGCAGATGCCGCCTATATCAATTGTTCTTCTTGGTGGAAATAAATATGGCCCATCCGTGTCTTCAGGATCTTGCCCTTGAGCAGGCTTGTACAAAAACATCCTGTCCGTAAAAACCAGTACAATATTGTCGTGGCCATTAGCGTCAACGTACAGGCCAGAGCCAACCATCGTCAGCTCAATAAGGTCATATTCTGTAAGCCGCTTAGTTCCCTTTCTTGGCTGGGCAATACCACGCTGCAAACGAGCGTTAAAGCTAGACTGCAAGATGCTAGGCTTCAGGTTTGCAGGGTCAAGACGACTCGCAAACCCGGTGAACATATCATCACCTTCAGCCTGTATTTCTTGTGCCATTGTTAGTTAGGTGCAACCGTCTTTGTTACCGCAAAAACTGTAGGAAGCATGTAGCTTTCATTCTCAGGCTCTTCTTCTTTTTTGTCTCCAGCCAGCTTGCTCATCTTATCGACAAGCCGCTGTAAATCGTCGCGAATCTCAATCATGCGCTCTTTATGCATGTCTTCTACGCTGTCGTCCTCTTCTTCCTCCATGTCCTCCTCCTCACCATACCCACACTCTGAGCAGCAGCCGTTGGATTCCATTGGAGACTCACACTCTGGGCAAGAACGCGCCTTTCCGTTTAAACTGCCACTGAAGATATCAAACATTGACTTGGGCATAAGATTAAGCGATTAAGGATTTCTTGGCTTCCCGGCGAGCGCACAGCTCACTAAGAGAGTAAGGAGTATTATACTCAAAATGAGGCGCATCATAAAGCGATTTAAAGTTGCCACCCCAACGTAACTTATGTTTTGCAGCTAGTGTCGAGGCTTGTTTGTGCATCATGTCAGCAATCTTCTTGTCCGCAGGCGTGCCATCGTCCATGTATGCCTTACCCTTAAAGACACCACAGTCAATAGCCAGTCCAAAGTTATGCATACTGGATCCAGCCTTAGCGTTAGTCACCTTTGGCCCTGGTGCAGTGCGTCCCTTGGCGTACAATGCCTCTTGCTGCTCCCAAGAGCGAGTGCCACAGATAATCTTGTAGTCTAAGCCTTCCTTGGCAACCAACTCCTTGGCCTCGATCAAAAAGTCAGCAAAAGCATCTCGTACTTCAGGAAGCAAAGTGTCTAGGTATTTAGCCGATCGCTCGTCAATCATTTGTGAAGCAGTTTATAAATCTTTGCCAAAGTGTATACAATCGCAGCAATGCCGCCAACAATGCGGACGGTCTGTTCAATCTCGGACAGAGACAGAGCGATAGCAGCAAAGTTGACTCCCAAGACGGAGCCAATCTCCTTAAGGTCTTCGAGCATTTCGCTTGGGCTTTCCATTGGTCTTAGGGGCTGATGGTTTAGCTGCGGGTTTAACTGGCTCTGAGATTGAACTAAACCAAGATAGCCACACATAGTTACAGGCTACTCCAATGTTAAGGATAAACTCAGTAACAGGCGGTTCTTGGTGTGCAAAGATGTTAGCTACGCTGCCACAGATCGTCACTGTAGTTGCAAGCTTGCAAAGATAAGAGGCGTACTTGTGCCTGTAAATAGCACTATCCTCGTGGCCAAATACCTTTAGCCACAAGTGAATTGCTGAAATAGCCAGGACACTATTTGCGCAGGCGTTTAGTAGGACTATTGGGCTTAACGTCATGGCTGGATAAAAGCTTCTCTGAAAGGTTCTCTACGGCCCTAAGTCCGCAAAAGCCCAATAAAAACCCGGCTGCGTAGCCGTACTGAGGTTCACCATCAAGATGCGCAACCTTAAGCAGAAGCGGAGTAACGTAGTTTGCTGACGCTGCTCCACCCACAAGAGACGCGATTGTACGGCCAAGATTCTGACCGGCCTGCTTGGAAGACATTAGGATTGCTCCAAACAAACCAGCAATAGCAAGGCCAATATCAATGCCAGCATCTTTAAGGTTAATCATCTGTGTTGTGCCTGTTTAGCGACAGAAACTGCATTCAGCAAGTCCAACTCAAGTCGTTGATATCGAGCATCTGAATGCCATTTTTGCGCCACATCGGCAGTATACGTCTGCCCAGCCTGAAGCTCAAGGATTTCCTTGTTGGGTGGATATAAGTATCTTGCTGGAACGTGTGAACTGGTGGCGCAACCTGTCAGCAAGAGCATCGCGGCCATTAGCCCTAGCTTCGATAATCTGAGTTTCGACATCATCGCAGTATTTGGCTATATCACGCTCAAGTTCCCAAGAAGCTCGTTTAGCCTTGATCTCCAGCCACAGACGTAGGATTTGCAGTAGGTTTGGTATCATTTGATTCTTTTCGCACGACGTTAATCATGCCGATAAGTGCAAGTCCAGTCGTTAAAATGGCTTCTTGCATCTCAGGGTGCAGCTTCAGGCCAACGGCAGTCAGCAGCGCAAACAGTCCGCGCCAAGTGGATGGTTCTTTCAGTCGTTCGAGTAGGTACTTCATAAAATTAAGATACAGCAACCCAAGATAAGGACTCTTCGCTCCAGCTATACGGCCCGCCTTCTGTTGGGTAAGGCACAGGAGGTTGCCACTGACATGTTTCTTCGTCTAGCACCCAAGATGGGTACGGCTGTGGCGCATAGAAGGCATCACGAACACTGTCGTAGATATAACCAGCGCCAGCGTAGTTCTTGCGCAAGGGACGCCCTTCTGGGTGCTGCCCAGCGCGTGTGTTATAGCTAGTCTGTACCCATTGACCAGAAATGGAATCAATGAAGTCTTGTTCCGCAACGATAACTCGTTGCACTACGCCGTCGATGATTTCAGCAAAGTGTGCCATAGGTTAAGAAGTAAATACCAATCTGCCGGAAGATGTAAACTGGTGATATGTAAATCCGCCATCTTGAGTGATTGTGCCGCCGGTTGCGCGTGGAGTGCCTGTGTAGCGAAATTTAACAATACCTGACCCACCGTTTCCTCCTGATCCAATGCCACTGGCAGATCCTCCGCCTCCGCCTGTGTTTACAGTTCCATTAATAGAGCCAGCGCCTGTCCATGATGCACCCTTCCCGCCACCACCTAGTCCACCTTGCCCGCCAAGGCCACCAGTCTCCCCGCTTTTACCGCCTCCGCCTCCGCCTCTAAATATTCCATCATGCCAAGCTAGCCCGTCCCCTCCTTTTGCTGGATTTCCAGCTTGAAGCACAGTGCTAGCAGCCACTGTCGCGTTTTGTGACAGCGTGACTTGAGTGCTGCTATCAACTGAAGCAATCGTTGTTCCAGTTACAACGCCTGTTCCAAAAACATAATTTCCCTGCACCCACCCCGTTGTGCTTACCATCGTTAATGTAAGCGATAGATTTCCACTCCATGCTGGATCAACTGTATTTGATATTTTTGCTACATTAAATCCCGTTTGTCCAGCACCTCCGCCTCCGCCTACATTGTAAGCGCCAGCGCCAGTTCCAATTCCTCCATTGTTGCCTTGTCCAGCAGTTCCTAATCCAGCAGGAGACGTTAAATATCCAGCGCCAGATCCTCCATTAAGTCTATTTACAAGATTTGCAACAGAAAAACCACCACCTCCAATTGAAATTATAGTGTTATTTAAAGTTGAAAAATAACTATTATTTCCATACGTAACCGCTCCAGCTCCTCCTCCAGATCCAACTATAACATAATACTCAGAAACGGTTTGCGAAGATAAAGTTCCAGCCCTATATCCTCCTGCGCCTCCAGAAGCGTAAGGCTCATTAACTGTTTGATATCCGCCTCCGCCTCCGCCTGCGACTACCAAGTAGTCTATGTCATACGCAGAAACTGGCGGCAATGCAGTTTTTGGTATAAAAAGTGAACCTAAATATGCAATCATATTGTAGCGTCTCCTGCGACCACCCAAGTGTCAGCAGCAATCTTAATAAGCGAAATTACAGCATATATTCCAGATGTGGTAAACCCATTTTTCCCATTTAAAAAGACGCCGCTTGTTGCAACAATGCTTGTTGCTGCCCCAATTTGCATCACAAGGATTTGTGTTCCTATTGGAAAGTTTGAGTTTGTCGTAGCCTGAAGCGGAATTGTAATTGTGGCTGGATTTGTACTATTTACAACAATTAATTTTCCAGCATCTGACCCACTGTTGATGTTCGTAAGTGTATAGTTTACAGTTGTGCCAGTCTGATTGTTAATTGGCACCATTGCTGTAGCAATCGGATTTCGCGTCAACCCAGCAGCAGGCGTCGAGCTGGTGACATACATCTGCTGGTTATCCCACTCAACAGCGCCCAGCGCGACACTTGTCAGCAATGCTTGAGCAGTGCTAGAGAAGCTAAACGGATTAACCGTTGTCGTGTTTGCTGTAAATGTTTGACGTGAAATAAATGTGTTAGCGGAAACCGTTGCAAGCGTAGTTCTTGAACTAATAACAGTTGAAACCAACGGGTCAGCGCCAACTAAATATGAAGTGTTTGATGCTATATTTCCTGCAATACTAAAAGTAAACCCGTAATTAGTTGTTCCACCTTGAATGCCAACTTGTTTTGGCCCAGACAACGTCCCTGTAAACCAAGAAGGACGAGTAAATACCGCTGAAACCCCAGTCGCTCCAAGCGTAGTTACAATCCATGGGCCATTTTGCGCTGTTGGCGTTGATCCCCCAGTACTTCCTTGCGCTGAAAGAAAAATAACATCATTAAGCTGCAATGTTCTTCCGTCATAAGCTGGAAGTGCTCCAGCAGTAACTGTAAATGTAGTTGTGGTTGTGTTTTGAACCGTAACATTGCTTGTAGCAGACCCAGCAGCAGTTGCTCCAGTTGCCAAAATAACTTGCGTAGGACTAACAACAGTTCTAATCGCAATAGTGTTTAGTCCAGCAATATTAAGAACCATTCCAGGAACCAACGTAAACGAAGGCGTGGCAGAGAAGTTAATTGTAGTTGCTGCGTTTGCCCATGCGCTTACATTAACTGTCCCCGCACTTGCTGGAACAACCTGCGTGTTGTGACGAACAATCGCAAACTGCATTCCTTCGCCAGAGCCGCCGCCGCCACCGCCAGAAATAGCCGCTGTTGTAAGTGCGCTAATACGCCCATATTCATCAAGAGTAATGACTGGCACTGCCGAACTAGACCCTGCTGTGATTACTCCAGGTCCAGTAGTTGACAGTGCAATAGTTCCGCTAGCCGTGATCGTGCCGCCAGTCAATCCGCCGCCCGCAGTTACGCTGCTTACTGTTCCCGTTCCAGCTGCGGCTGGAGCCCACTCAGTGCCGTTGTAAACCAACGCTTGTCCGCTTACTGGAGTTGTGGCTGAAACTGCATTGCCTCGAATCTTTGCAACTGTCGGGCCTGGGTAATTGCCAGACAAATCGCCAGATGCCGCCGCTGTGGCTGACAAAGCTCCAAGGTTTGTTAGTGCCGCAGCCGCTGTACTTGAGCCCGTTCCGCCATTACTAATAGCGATGATTGCGCTTGTTGCCACAGCGCCAATAGAACCTGGTGTAATCGCAGCAATTTGAGCAGAGGCCAGAGATTGAACTTGGGCGCTATTTTGAAATGCAGCCAATTGTGATGTGGTTGCAATTCCAACAATTTGCGTTGTGGTTGCGTATCCGCCCAATTGTGCCGTTGTTGCCAAGCCTGCCAGCGACGTAGACGTAATCCCGCCAAGATTTGTTAGCGCAGCCGCAGCCGTACTGGCTCCTGTTCCACCACCAGTAATATCAAGTGTTCCGGTAAGGTTAAACGTGCCATTGCTAGTAATTGCGCTGGGTGGCGTAAATGACAGCCCAGACACTTGGCTCGCCATTGCGATGCTTGTTACCGTACCGCCACCA